ATGTCAAGATACACGAAAGATATTAGTCGAAATCGTGTCCACCAGGCTTATTCAGCGGAGGGTTTCTTTCAAGGACACTTCTAGGCGCATAAATTTGTAGGGTTCGAACCTACTTAAAAACCATTTGAAGGAGTTTTTGTTAACCAAGTTAGGTTTGCTGTATACGCCTAATTTTAAAAGACTTAGCGGGTTGCGCATCACTGAGAGGCGTGCTAAGTTCGCTCTGGAGCAAGTAACGGGATTCGAACCCGTATCTTCTGCATGGCAAGCAGAAATACTAACCATTATACTATACCTGCATTTGGAGGCCAAGACAAGAATCGAACTTGCAACCTGCTGATTACAAGTCAGCTGCACTACCAGTTGTGCTACTTGGCCATTGGACCGAGATACCGGATTCGAACCGGCCCCATCTGCTTGGAAGGCAGAGATGCTAGCCGCTGACACCAATCCCGGATAAGTGATTTATCTCTCATCTTTGTATAAATATTATACCACGATTTTTGAGAAAAATCAAATTTTTACATTCCAACTTTGTCATATTAAAGTAAATCTTACGGCTTAGGTCGAGTCTGATTTCCAGACACTCGATTACCACTTAGACCGCACTGTAATCCTTTAATATATCAGTCTAGACATTTTCTGCGGTCGCTAGCGACACTACTAGAATACTGCACAAGTTGGAGTTGTGATTTGAAGTGAAGGCGCGAAGCCAATACTACAAAATTTTGGTGCCTGGAGCAAGATTCGAACTTGCGACAAACCGGGTATGAACCGGTCCCTCTACCAACTGAGGTATCCAGGCATGGGACTAACTTCTCTTTCCTTTTATTACTCGTAGCTGAAGTTTGCATCTTCTACGAAGGCTGGCCACTGCACCGCGTACGCCGGCATCGACACCAGTAAACAGGAACAATGCAGGCAAAGTTCCCTGGAAGGCTAACCCTTTGGTCAGCAGTGTTTAAGTTTCACTTATCTGGTCGGGAATGTGGGACTTGAACCCACGGCCTCAGGAACCCAAATCCAGCGCTCTAGCCAAACTGAGCTAATTCCCGATTTACCACAAATCTTCAGAGAACAACTGATAGGCTTTTGTTAGCTCTCCGTTATCCCAATAATCATCATACATCTTTTGATATACATCAGATTCTTCGAGAACTTGTCTTGCTCGCCATGCAATTTCAGCAGCCTCATATCTATCGACAAAACGACTTCTGCTTGTCATAAAGCCTTGCTCGCAAGTTTTTTTATCATAGTCAATTTTACTATTCCAAATAATCTCAAAGCAATTGCAGTGACGACGCTCGGTGACGATTATCGGATACTCGCTATCTTTTGGATAAAACTTAATTGCAGAAGCAACAATCTTTTCCACAATTACTCCTCACTTTCCTTACGCGCCTTGTCTTTCTCACGTCCGCGATTGTACTTGGCGCCCTTGCCCTTTTTGGCTTCAACCCTCGAGCCTCGACGCCGAAACATGAGATATTCTTGCAGTTCGTTTGCATCTTTCTTTCGATACTCTTTGCCCATATAGTTCACTCCGTTCTTTGTCTAAAGGCTTTTGAGCGATAAACTCTTGCGAGTCTCATTGGTTGATACGAACTAGACGGAAAATTATGTGTTTCTAAAACCGACAATAGAAATTTGATAATTTACATATTGCTGTACCCGTCTATAAATATATTTTATTATAAGTTTTGAGATTTTTCAAATTTTTATCTCAATGATATGCCAATCCCGGAGCCTAACTCCGTTTCACACAACTTATCTTTCTGCGAAAGACAGTATTGCCGCCGCATTTGAGGAAGGGAACGCCAGAATCAATTAACTGGTGACCATTGGAATAAATTGACATATCATTCAAATAAAAATAGTAGCGTTTTATACTTAAACTAAGTGGCCAGTGGTCTCTCCACGTCACTTTCACCGTGGATTTCTACTATTTATGGCGAGGGCGCTAGGACTCGAACCTAGGTGGACTTTCATCGATGGTTTTGGAGACCATTGCAATCGCCGCTATGCGACACCCCCGTATTAAATTAGCTTCCATTGCTCCTCTGAATATTGTTTAATTTCTCGAGATTTGGACGGCAAGTTTTCTGCTATGCACCATTTACGAATAGCATTATCACTCACCCCATATTTCTCTCCTATTTTAGTAAAAGGAAGAGTTCTAATCAGAGATTTAAGGACCTCTCTTGTGGGACGTCCTTGTCTTTTAAAATTATTAACACATTCAACAGAACAATATTTATCTTGTGTGTGATTCAATTGTTTACCACAACAAGCGCAAAATCTTTTCTTTTGTCTAAGCGGATATTCATATCCGTCTTGTGTACGCGTTTTGCCGGTATTTATTTCACTTATAGTGTCAATACCAACACCATAAATTTCTGCGATTCGTCCCAATGATGTATCTGTATTTAAAAGTAAATCATAGATTTCCACTAAAGACTCATTGGAAATTTTTACGCAACAATTAGATGTGCCCGCGCCGCCAGAGGTTTGATTGTATCCATTATTATAACTGTCATATAGACAAATATACTCTTTTTCCAAAGAATTTAACTCTTTTGGTTGACACTCTACTAGAATTTCAAACTCAAAATTTTTTAAGCCATACTCTCTAATAGCAGTGTATAAAGGGGCGTCAATAGTCTTGTTTTCTGCGGCCAATTTGTGCGCACGCCATCTTCGTGTTATATCAATAGATTGACCTATATAACACTGATTTGTAATTTTATTAGTAATTTTATAAATTCCAACCATTCTTATCACCTTTTAATTATAAGTAAAGTTTCAATTTATAAAATACATAAAATTGAACCAAGAGTAAAATTTTTGGAATACTTTGGAGGAAGAAACAAGATTCGAACTTGCGGAGGTGTTACCCTCGCCGCCTTTCCAAGACGGTGCTTTAAACCACTCAGCCACTCTTCCATTTTTATTTATTGCGAGCAATCCAAGACTTTTCACCACAATTAGGGCACTTAGTCTTTCTATAATCACGGATACTAACTGGATTACATTTTAAAACAAGCCAGTGAAGCTGCGCTTTCCATACCCACTGCCAATAGCCATATTCCCATACATGTCCACATTTAGGACATTCTAGTTTAGCTTTCATGATAACGACACTCCTTTTTCATTCATGGGGTGAAAGAGCGGACTTGAACCGCCGATCTTCGGAGTCACAATCCGACGCTTTAACCAACTAAGCTACTCCCACCATAGATGTATACTGCGCGAACAGCATAAATTTATTGCAAATCTATGCTGTCGCGCCTTATAATGGTACCGGAACTGGGACTCGAACCCAGACGTCTCATCCTTGTAAGGGACGCGTGTTAGCCAGTTACACCATTCCGATATAACTATGTAGATATCGCTCCAAGGCTCGCTTTTCGATACCCTCAACGCCTAGACACTATAATAACCGGTCTAAACTCGGTAAAGTTGGTCTGCGTTGCCGCTCCATATGACTCGCCATCCACGTGGCTTACGCCTCAACCGCTCCAAGGCCGTGTTGCTCCCGAAGGTCAACCTACATATTTACCCTTCACCAGCCCACATTAAAAACCGAACATTGGCGGTAAGACCAATTGTGTGGGAGTGGTTCCAGAAACTGTAAAACTTCTTATCGGTGTCATCATATAAATGTAACCCCTTCTTACCAAGCCAGCTCTTTCGCTACTGGGCGCGGATCACCTTATTGCTTTCGGTGTCGACCAACCAGCACGCATATCACCAAGGCGCGCAGGCCGCTTTCTCTGTTGTTAGGAATGAGGGACATTCATAGCTATCCCTAGGCTCGCTATTTCATTCCAAGGCTTTTCAGTCTACCTAATTGCGACTTAAGCATTGCCGCGACTTGATTTTCGTTCGATAAATCTTGGCTCGAATAACCTGCTTGAATTCCCACTAATATCATATGGGGGCTTATCCGATTTAATGATACAAACCGATTTAATCTACATTGGCGGGTGGTTACAAGTCAATAACCCTCTCTAGACTCCACAGCATACCCAAGCCAATCGGACATACTGCTTCACGGCCGTGTGAAAGCATCCGCAATCACACCCGATGAGGTTTCGTTTCAACTCACCTTACGTCCGTGCTCTAACATCCACGGCGAGGACTGGTATTAATGGCCTTATCCAGTGGGCGATGGTGCCTGGAGACAGACTTGAACTGCCGACGCGTAGGGCTTCAACCTACCGCTCTACCAACTGGGCTATCCAGGCATAATTTACTAGACGCTTGTTTTAGGTGTGTCAATTTAACAGATTGATCCTTAAAAATTGCTGTATGCGTCTTTATGGCGGAGGGCCTGGGATTCGAACCCAGCCACAACGGTTTTAGAGACCGCCGCGCTACCGCTACGCTAGCCCTCAGTGTGCGTGGTAGGGATAGTGGGATTCGAACCCACACTGGAAGGATTTTAAGTCCTCTGTCTCTACCTGTTGGACTATATCCCCATAACGAGGCTAAAGACTCGGATTTTCACCGAGGAAGTCGCCTCAAACAGAAGTCTTTGATTGCGTATTGGGGACAGGGCGCCACCCCTGGATTTCTTTTACTAGCTTGTGGGCTTGCTTTTCGATGGTATAAATCAAACCAACGGAGAATTTTTTCGCTATTTCTCTCTGCGATTGCGTTTCGCGCCGTAGCCAGGTAGCAATCACTATACCTTATACCTTAACAATAGCCACTTCTTCTCTTCTCGCCAGACGCACTTGTTTATGATATTGTTCCCCAGGTCATGACTCCCAGGCTGACGTTTGTTGTATCGGCACTCCGACCGCGTACCTTGCGGTGAATGAAACTTAGTTAAGCATATGCATCTACTTAACTAAAATTGTTAAAGTCGTGCTCACCCTTGCATCTCGACTTGCACTACGAGCGGCCTACCTTGTCCCTTAAGAGCGTCCAAATAAGGGGCGTTCGCACCGGTGGGTTTACGACTAGTCTCGGTCGGGAGAGCATGGGCGAAAGGATAATTCCCATCTCTCCCGACCTTGTATATATATTATATTATAAATTTGAGAAAATTTCAAATTTTCAAGGGTAAAAGGCTCTCACATCTGCGTTACCAACCAGTCTTATGCGATTCGTAAAATAGCTTATAGACCGTGGCCTTAGGCCGTCTACTTTACCGACGATGGAGTTAATGTTACAATTTAAAGGGACCGCTGTGCCCTTACCTTAAATTTCAGCGAAGTTTTATTTATTTCTTTCGCTCACCTTGTATATATATTATACATTAAAATTGAGAAAAAGTCAAAATTTAAATCTTACTCACATAGTTAAGGGCAATCCATCCTGTGCCATTAGCTAGCTTACCCCAACCATCTTTTTCATATACAATAGTTTGAGTTGCGTTCTTGCGAAGAATTCCCTTAACAGAACTAGTCATACTTGGACCAGAACGAATATTAAGAGCACTAGCAGTTATAACAACATTGTACTGTGCAAAAGCATAAATTTCTGCCCATGTTAATGAGCCACATATACCATCAGATGAAAGATTGCGTTCGCGCTGTAAACCAATAACTGCATTTTGGGTATCCGTGCCATAAATGCCATCAACACCTTTGCAATCGAAACCAAGACGCTTTAGCTCGGTTTGTAAAAGACGAACTTCATCACCGCTGCTACCTTTTCTTAAAATTGGCTTACTCTGTGTATTCTAAGTAGGTTTTTGAACTTCTGGAGTAGATTTTTTTGATGCAAATTGGTCATAATATTTTTGACTATAGCTTCCACGAATTGCTTGCATATTCAAGCTTTGGTCAGCAGGGCGCTCAAATTGTAGGAGCATTGCATTTGAAGCCTCAAGGGTAGAGTTGGTGGTGGTTAAAATTTTCCAAACGCCTTTATACTGAGTGGAAAGTTGATGTACTAAAAATTCCATTTGAGTCTATAAGTCACCAATAGACTTCCCTTTCTTTTGGTGATACTCCAACATATCGCGTTTTAAAGTCCAATAAGTCCATTGTGCTAATCCATAACCAGCGCAATCTTTTATAAAATTAGTATAAGTGCCATTATCTACTCCAATTGTATAATCAACATCACTCATACCAAGTTTTTTCTCGTAGACTTGTTCCAAATTAGTTGAACGTAATCCAGATTCTGCATATAAATTACCCATGACTCCAGCAATACCAGCTTCCGTCATTCCAGTAGTTGCAAAATATTCCCACATTTTTTTAGGATCTGCAGCAGATGTGTCGATAGTTGGTTTTAGAGTTTCTTTAGCTTGGAAAGTATCCCGATAAGCTTGAGCCTGACCGTACCAAAAAGATTTTGTTGCTCTTGTATCGATATGTACAAAAAAACCATCTTTTTCGGTTTCATATAATCCAATACCTTTTACGCCTAAATTTTCAGCATATCGTGCGATTTCAATTGGTGCAACACCGGTAATATAGATATCCGCGGCCTGTCCTTTCGCGTGACGAGAGCCAGTCGCGCCGCCAACATTTTTATTATGTACTGGGCAACGGTAACCAGAGCTAATATTCACTTCTTTTCCAAAATGTTCGCGAATTTTTTGCAAGTAATTAATTAGCTTTGAGTCAATTTCAGTTTTTGTGCAGCAATCTTTGCCGTGACAATCAAATTCAGTGGATTTAAAATTAGCACTTAACTTTGTTGCCTTACCTTTAGTATAGCTCATTCTATTCCTCCTTAGAGATATTTAGATTCTACCTCTAAGAGAAAGTAGAAAAAGGGAAAGCTCCCTATAAATTCTTCGTTAATCAACTAGAATTTCAGGGAGCATTGTGATATTATATAATAGCATTGAATCAAAACCAGGCAATGTGCGTGCCCATTTCCAAAATTTTTCGGGAATCATTTTATACCACTCATCAAATTTTTGAGATATACTTGGAGAGTATGCTCCAATTAAATTCTCTGGCCATTCTGGTGCAAAAGCAAGGCGCGATTGCATAAAACGCTTATATTGTTGCAAGAACAATTCAAAGCGTTCTTTATCTATTGGTTGATTAAATAGGCAATATTCCGTATTTTCAATTCCTTCACAGAACATACAATACTTAATATTTTTACAGTTTTGACAAAAATAAGAGTCTGTAACATTGTTACATTTTATAATTTCCGATGATCCAAAAACGTTTTTAGAGCTGTAAATATTTATACTGCGCGAAACCATAGTTGAAAAGCAAATATTTTTACTTTCGGTAATGTTATTACAATGCGCTATTAATGAACTATTTGAAACCATTGTGGAAGTAAACACTTGAGCACTATTTGATATTGTTTCTCCATGGACGATATCAGAACTATCTATGACATCTTCAGAATGATAAATTCTGTCACTTCCTTTAACTTCTTTGCTTTTTACTACAAATCTACTATTATGAACGTCTTGACTGTACCAAATTCCATCAGAGTTAATAACATGACAGGTTTCCCAATATGCCGCTAGTTCTTCTGAGGTATGAGTTAGATGCTCCCTACCCCAATGTAGCATTTCCTTGCTAATATGCTTATCTCGAATAATATCAATCATTTCTGCGCCATTGGGATAAAAGCGTTCTATATATTTTATACCATTTTCACAAGCCTTGTGCTTTTTTAAAAGATCAACTGTTATGAACATCACCAGTTACCTCCGCATAAAACTTGGGATTTTTTTCCTTTACATACTAAGCGTGCTGTTCAAAATCGGGATGCTCGCGCTCCCAAAGGACAAGATTTGCTCGAGCATTAAGCTGTTCAATTAAATCATTCAATTCTTTGGACAACTTAAAATATGGAACGGGATAAGCTGATCCCTTACCGATAATTTCTGCGCCAAAGCAATCTCTGCACATTCGAAGATATTGCGCATAAGTTAGACCCATAAGGCGCGCTTGAATAACATTATAACTACCCTCTGTGTAGTTTAAATAAAATTTTTCTAAGTCTGCTCGAATCATATATTTACCAGGATAGCTGGCAGATTCATCACGATAAAACACCTTTATTTTTTTCATACTGCCAACTCCTTATTTTTATTAAATAAATAAAGCCCATTATATCACCATTTCTGTCCATAATTCTTTAATTTCTTCTTTCTCTAACGACGTTAACTGACACAGAAAACCATAATTTTCAATTCCACGAAAAATCTCTACCGCTTCTTTAAAGTCGGGCAATTGTTCCAAATTAAAGTGAACTATATTCTCGGTGGCCACAGGTTGCCAGTTAGGAATTACATATTTTTTCACAGTAGATGCAGCGAAGCCAGTCTGTCGCGCAACCTCTGCATATGTTTTATGCTTGTAGTATAATTCATTTATACGAAGAATATCTTCATTTGTTACTTTATTCGCCATCTTCATACACCTTCATAACTTCTTTTATTCCTTCAAAAAGGATGGGGGTATAATCAATTCGTTCTGCGCTTACGCAAAAAGTGCGAGCACTATGACTTGTATAAGCAGGGTTGTCATGGACGTGGGCAAAAATGTTTGCATAAAGCCCACTCTCCTGTACATAAGTCTGAGGGTAATGAGAAAGTATATAAAAATCATCGAGAATGATGGAATGATTGTAAATATACTCAAATCCAGCCTCACGATAAGTCTCAAGAGAAGCACCATCATGATTGCCAAGAATTAAACGCTTGCGTCCGTTGAGGGCGCGACCCACCTCGATAATGCGGTCTTTTCCGCAGAGAGCAAAATCGCCAAGAACATAGACAATGTCCTGCTTACCGACCACTTTGTTCCAGTTTTTGATAAGGGTTTCATTCATTTCTTCAACTGTTTCAAAGGGGCGATTGCAGTAGTTAATAATGTTTTTGTGCCAGAAATGCGGGTCTCCGATGATAAAAATATTAGGTTCTCTCATAAACCGATAACCTCCTCTATTTCCGCGCCGCATACCATGCAAAAATGAGAGTCTTCACCAACTCCACCATAAGGAATGCCATTGCAGGCGGTACAATGAAAAATTTTATCGAATTTACGACCTTGGATGTAAGTGGGCGCGACCAGTTTTGCCTTTTCTCTTATAACGCATCCTTTTTCTACAAGATGCTCTGCCATTCCCAAGGGAGAAAGCACAGAATTATTTTGCAGAAAAAGTCCAATAATATTAGCAATTTTCTTTTCCATTTTCTTCCTCCGATATAAAACTTACATCAAAAATTGCGCGAACCTTTTTCCCAGTTCCTCTATTCAACCAAGTAAAATTGTTATAATAGAACTTCGCGCCACAACCACAAATTGAGTTAATATAAATATGCTGCTTATGCTCTTTTCCACAAAAAGGACAAGTAACCTTATAGCTTGTAATTTTCTTATTGCCCATAATCTCAATCCTTTCTCATTTTCTTTTATTATACCACAAATTTTCAAAAAAATCAAAATTGGGAGAGGTTCCCCTCTCCCAACTCTTATTTGATTGCTTAGATGGTGACCTTCGCATAAGCGGGGCCGTTCAGCACCTGCAGCATCAGCTCATAGGCGGTTACACCATCCAGATTCTGACACAAGGTCTTGAAGCTGGAAGGAGACTGGCCGCTGATGAAGATGGTGTGCTCATCCTGGGACAGTACAGTGTCCTTGCGGGCATTGACGTTCCACATGACGATCTTAGGCAGCTTATAGCCATTGGCATTGAAGCGTGCCTCCATCACCTTCAAGAAGTCCCAGTGACGACCAGGACGCATATAGTGGTCAATTTCCATATCGGAAATAACAACCAAGGTCTTGGGCATATCCTTCGCAGGAATTCTGTACCGCACCGCAGTATCCAGAATTTCATTGAAAGCAGCCTGTAGATTAGTGCCATATCCAACACCAGCAGATGCCACCTTCTTTACACACTCCAACAGGCTTGCACCTTCGGGAATGTTGATAAAGTGAGGGGAATCGGTGAAAGACATATACTGGTTGTGGTACCAACCGGTATTATGCTGCGCAAAGTAGGTAGCCAGACCAATGGAAGTTGCCATAGGACGTCCGCTCATAGAGCCAGAAACGTCGGCCATAACAACTGCATTGACAGGCTTGGTCAGGTAGTTAGGCAGAGCCTTCCACTGAGCCTCAACAACAGCATTCTCCTCTGCGGCAACACGGCAATCACCAGCACGAACGCCATAACCACTGTAGTAACCGCCCAGGTACTTCTCAACCAGATCATAGGGGAACAGGACAGAAGAGTTAATCTTGGTTTCACCCTTAGATACGCTCTTCAGATAAGCGTCAAAACGCTCATGGTCGTGCTTAGCGAAAGCAGAACCGTAGTTGTGCATTGCATAAGAAGGAACCTTGGCGTAGTCAATAGCACCCCACTCACCGGCAGACATCATACGCTCAGTGACGTTGATATGCTTACGCAGCGCGGACAGCATACGACGATAAGAACGAGGAGTCAGCTTTAAAGCCTTGATGGCCTTGTTAGCAAGGTCGCGAGTCTTAACAGAACTGGTATTTTCAGAGGGCATCCATTTAGCCAACAAGGACGCAGGAACGTGCTTGCGTGCAGTAGAAGCCTTCATTGCCTTGACATCTGCGGTCAAAGTCTTAGCGACCAATTCCCACATAGCCTTTTCGCAGTCGGTGCCGACCAGGACAAACCAAGAGTCGAACCGATTGAAATAAGGAATCAGCTCAATGTTCTTGAGCACGATGTCAGGATGCTTTTCTGCCAGCCAACGCAGACAGATACGGAAGGTTCTACGTTCACCCAGACCACCCTGGCGGATGTCACCGGCGTAGAACAGCATCTTAGTTGCCAGCAATGCGTCCTCACGGAAAGCTGCGGCAAACTTACGAGTGATTTCACTCTCGGTACGAGGGCGCAATGCTCCGATCTGAGAGAACAAATCCAACAGCGCGCCCTGGGCGGTGCTGTCATAGGCAAAGGCGCCATTCTCAGTCAGCTTAGTGGAACCCTCACGATACATAGCAGTTGCAAAATTCATTTAGCATTTCTCCTTTTACTCGATAATTTTTTATTACTCCAAGCAAAGGCGAGGCGCATTGTTTCATATTGTATATGAATTTGTTTGCTGTTTGCGCCTCAACTTTGTAAATATATTATATCTGATTTTTTTAATTTTTTCAAATTTTTAGAAAAGAAAAAATTAGCCGCGCACACATTAAAAAAATGCGTGCGCGGGCGCGTGCGAATATCATAAATTTTTTAGAAAATCAAATTTTAACCAACTGCTACTTCTTCTTCGTTATCATTGGTATCTAACGCATACATGGTGGTATCATACTTAATACCGCCCTTTGTATTTTCTTTTTCTGCCTTTTTATAGTAGCAAGCTTGACTTACTCCATAAGCAGTCCATGGTAAACCTACCATAGCTGTAAGCCAAGGTAATTCACCAAAATATTGATTGATAACACAGAAGAAAGCTAAGCCTATAAAGGCTAAAGTAATAATCCAAATTAAAACCGATTCTTGAATCAATAAAAACTTGGAAAATTCAGACTTCTTCTTTCTCATTAAAACACTCCTTAATCGACCTTAATGCGAGCAATAATTTCACTAATGGCAGAAGAACCGCACATTAAGGAGAGAACGGTTAGAATTTGTCCAATAAGACTAATCTCTTGGGAAATGCCCATCGCGCAGATCAAGTCTAGGTTATAGCCAAAGACAACTGCGGCACCTAGAATACCTGCTACGGCAGTAGTTACATACTTGCCCCAGGAATGTTTGGACCAAGCTGGCTTAAAACGGTCAACAACATACCAAATAACAGCACTTAGGGCTAAAATCAAAGCAATAGAACTCATCTCTATACCTCCTTTTTAATTTGCTATATATAAGTAACATATTGAAGGTGCGCATACATAAAATTTGTAAAATTAAATATTTTATGTTATAATATTTATGAATAATGAAGGAAGGAGAATTAAAATGAATACTGAAAACTGGAATGAATTAACTTCTACTATTCCTATGGTCAGGGCTAGCGATCTTTTTCGTGAGTATGACGGGCTAATTGGCTTAACAATGTTGAATTTATATACATTAACCAAGGATAAAAAAGTCATTCGTCTTATTAACTTTGACCGAAAAAATAAAGAGCATTTATATTTATTACGAGTAGCTTTAATGGCTCGTGATATTTATGGAAAGCCAGTCGAGGTAGGTGGCAGCTGGTGGGATATTTTTTGCTTAAACTGGAAAATTCGTCGCGGTTTTGAAAAAGTTAAACGTGATAAATGGAATGTATTCGGAATTGACACGCAGAAAATGCTTGATTTCATGCGCCCCGACGGTATTAAGCGATTGGGAGAAAATTTTACATTTGCAGATATCTATAAGCAATATTACGAAGGGAGCTTGAATTGATGTATGAAATTTATACCGATGGTGCGACTTCTAAAAACGGTGCATTCAACGCGCCCGGCGGCTGGGCTTATGTAATTCTAAAAGATGGCAAAATGATTGCTTATGATTTCGGTGGAGAAATGGGTACTACCAACCAACGAATGGAATTAACAGCAGCCCTTAAGGCCTGCCAAGCTGTTGAAGCCATGGACAGCTTTGCTACCGTTAAGCTCTATAGTGATAGTGCTTATCTTATCAATTGCTTCAAACAAAACTGGTGGAAAGCATGGCGCGCCAATGGCTGGAGAAACTCTAAGAAGGAACCCGTTGCGAACCAGGACTTGTGGGAAGGAATTATTCCATTCTTTATGAAGGCACCTGGCTATGATTTCATTAAAGTTAAGGGACACGCAGGCAATGAATACAATGAAATGGTAGATAAAATGGCAGTTCGCGCCAAGGAGGAACACATGCAATGGATGAACCAAAATTAAATATATATGATATTTATTATATCGTTCATTTAAGCGATAAAGCTTATGATAATCTGCCAATTAGAGCTACTAATTTAAAGTCTACTTTCTGCGCCAAATTGGTAAACTTTGGCAATGGGAGATTTTATTTTGAAAGGGAAGAGGGCGGTATGATTATCATTGATTATGCCTTTGTCGATTTTATGGCGCCAAGTCGTGAACACTGTGCTCCAGGAGGACTAGTAAGCTAATGATAAAAGTTGTTGTTGTAAATGGTCGACCTGGTGTTGGTAAAACCGAATTTGAAAGATTGTGCGCTGAACAATGTAATTTCTTTAATCGAGTTGATGGATTCATTCCAGGCTATTGTTTACGAGTTGATATTACTTCTACTGTTGATTTTGTAAAAGAGGTTGCTCGTTTCTGTGGTTGGGATGGGGTAAAAACCTTAGAAAATCGCAAGTTCTTAAGTGATCTAAAGGATCTGTTAACTAAGTGGAATGATGTTCCTTATAAAATGATTGTTGAGCACGTCAAAAATCTGCCAGTTTCTCAAGATTGGATTTTGTTTGTTGACTGTCGAGAACCAGCAGAAATTCAAAAATTAAAAGAGCGTCTCAACGCAACCACCGTGCTTATACGGCGCGAAAGCGTAGAATATGATGAAGTTTCCAATCACGCCGATTCCGATGTATTTTGTTATAATTATGATTTGACAATTTTTAATAATTCTGATATAATACATTTAGAAGATGAAGCAAGAAAATTTATTGAATATATGAAGAAAGAAGAGGTACCTTATTATGTCGATGCTGATTGATGGAATTGATTTTCAGAATCTAGAGGCCGAAAAGTATTGGAGCTTTCCTAAGTCTTATAAGAAAGATCCTAAAGAAGAGACTCGTAATATGATTTTTTCCGGTGATTATGCCGGTGCGCGAAAAATGGATGGCGCTTACTATAGATTTATCAAGGATATGGATGGTAATATGCGCCTGCAGGGTCGTTCCAAGTCTGTAAGTGGGGAGTATCTGGACAAGTTAGATCACGTACCTCATCTGTTGCCTTACTTTGAAAGTTTGCCCAATGGCACTTGTCTATTGGGTGAGATTTATTTCCCTAACAATGAAGGCTCTTCTAATGTGACTACTATCATGGGCTGTCTCGCACCCAAGGCTATTGAGCGTCAGACCAAAGGCCCCAAGCTTCACTACTATATTTTTGATGTTTGGGCCTGGGATGGCATCAGCTGTATGACTGATTGCCTTGAAAGCAGAATTGAACTCATTGACAATATGTACAATGACTACTGTGATGATGGCAATAATGAGCGACCCAACGCAATCGCGCAGATTGACTTCGCAACCTATTATGAGGGCGAAGAACTTTGGGAACAGTTGCAGAAAATCCTTGCCGCAGGTGGCGAAGGTATTGTCATGACTAAGAAAGGAACCGTTCCTTCTCCTGGTAAGCGCACTGCGCGCAAGACTCTTAAGGTAAAGAAGGAACTTAGCGAAAATATTGATTGCTTCTTTACAGGGCGCGGAACTGCTCCTACTCGCCTATACACCGGCAAAGAAATCGAAACTTGGAGATACTGGCAGAATATGCGGACTGGTGATAAAATTGAAGGTGAAATGTTTCAAGATTATCAGGCGGGCGTTGCTATCGAGCCTATTACCAAGCCCTACTTCCATGGATGGGCAGGTAGTTTGGAGATTGGTGTACTAAAAAATGGAGAGGTATATCCGATCGGATTTTTAAGTGGTCTTGCGGATGAAATTAAAGCAGACTCAATGGCACAGAAAATGAAATGTATTGAAGTAACAGCTATGGAGATTCTACCAACAGGTGGTATCCGTCATGCAAAATTGGAACGGTTCAGACCAGATCTGGCGCCTACTGATTGTACTTATGAGAAGTATATGAGAACTGAATAAGAATTCCCCGTAGGTATTAACCTACGGGGATTTTATTTTGGGTAACTTTGATCAATATTTTAAATTAAGATAATGTAAAACTTGCCATACGTATAATAGCTGTATCGCTTGTACTCATACCGAAACCAATTCGGTAACTACCTGTAATATGTGATATATCAATTGTTTGAATTGAATTTGCGGTTGGGTTGCTACTTACATCATCATAGTCAATATTTGTAATTGATTCTGATAATATTACATAGTCTTCCCATTCATACCAAGAAGTAAAATCGTTCTTAATAATTATAATTTTACTATTTCTTCCGTTCTCATTACCTTTAAAAGATATAGTATTATAATAAGTCAAATCAATCGGATTGGTCGTTATATATACACCAGAACTTGATACCGAAATTCTCTACCAGGCTACATTATTAGTAGTTTTATTTGTTACAGCTGGTTTTGCTCCAGTGCTTGCAATAGAAGTCCAACCACCAGTTATGGTAGTGCCATTATTGTAGATAATTGTTTCATAATGTAAAGTAGTTGACGGATTTGTTACCTAAATGGTTTTAGTAACAGTTTTTCCACTTTTTGTTGCTGTTATCGTCCAAGTTCCTAGGGAGATATTACTAAAAATCGCCTAATTATTGGCAGAAGTCTAAGTATGACTTGCGCCAGTGGAGGAATTTGAAATTGTTACAGAGCTACCTGTTTCTACATTAACAACAAGAGTGGTTTTACTTGTATCACCAGTGTAACTACCTGCTACGCCAAAAATACTTACGCCACTTTTAATGTTTCCTGCCACTAATTTACTATCACCTTTAATAGTTTGCGTGCCAGAACAATAAGTACCTGCAGCAATCGTTTGATTAGAAGTGGTGGGTGTATAAGTGGTGGCTACTTTGGTGGCAGTAGGTTTGACATAGCTGCTAGGAATTGCACCAACGGTTACAACTCCAGTAGTATATACATTTTTAGCCACTGCCGTCTAACTAGAGGTACTGGGTGTAATAGTTTTCGCTGCCTGTACAGTTAATTGTTTGGTGCCACTTTTGGTACCGGCGCTAACATAACCTGCAGTTTGTGTGGCTGTCGCAGTAATCTTACCAGCACTATCAATACTAACAGATGGTGTAGCTTGAGTTGCAGTAGCCACTGATTTGGTAGCCTGAGAAGCATAATAACCAGCAGGTACAGTTACAGTAGCGCCACTTGCGGTTAAGTTGCTAGAAGTTTTAGTAGCAATAGTACCCGTAATTTTTTCTCCATCTACATATGCAGTCTTACCAGATAGAATATCGCTGGCAGTTGCATCGGCATCAGTAGTAGTAATATAGTCACTTGGAATGGCGCCCACAGTAATAACACCAGTGGTATAAACATCCTTAGCAACGGCAGTTTGACTAGAGGTGCTAGGAGTAATAGTTTTAGCACCCTAAGTTGTTAGCTGTTTAGTGGCGGTTTTAGTACCACCATCTACATAGCCAGTAGTCTAAGTAACAGAGGCGGTAATTTTGCCAGTGCTATCGATATTCACAGATGGAGTAGCCTAAGTTGTTGTCGCCACTGATTTAGTAGCTTGTGAAGCGTAATGGCCAACGGGTACGGTTACGGTGGGACCGCTTACAGTTAAATCGCTGGAGGTTCTTGCAGGAATAGTACCTGTTATTAAGTTACCAGCTTGTCCAATTACTTCCTTGCCGGCTAGGACGTCGGCCGCGGAGCCGGGATTGGTTAAAGTGGGTAGCTCTATGTCACTACCCTAATCAATTGCCAGAATTTCAGAAGCCATATCAACAACAGGAATTAACCCTGTTGTCTCTCTCTTGGTTCTAATGGCATCACCAATTTCAGTTAAAGTGGTTTCTTCAATAAAGACTTTCGCCATTAGTATTCACCATCCTCTGCAACGCCAATGTCATTCAAGGCGTTTTGGATTTTTTCATCAACTTCTTCTCCGGTAATAAATTGTCCAATTTTTATAAGAATATGTTGCCACATTCTTTCAAAAGCGGCATAAATTGAAGGATTTGCCATTTGTTTTTACCTCCTATTACACTTTTTCCCAACCAGCAGGATACTGCTCGGGAGTGTAGGTATTAGCAGCCAATTTAGACTTGTACAAAACATCTCCCCACCAACCGCATTCGTCAAGCGCAAAAGCCAGACCAACAGTAATAACTTCGGGAATAATTCGGTATCCTTTGCGATAATTAATGTCTTCCCAAAGAGCTGGTGCGTTATCAGGGTTATTTTCTGCGGTGTCCCACAGGTCGGTGGCGGCTCTCTTGAGACCGCCTTTCCA